ATCGTCATGGGTTGCAGACCATTGGAATCTGCAAGGCACACCTTTTTCTTTTATATCGTGATAAGCTTCATTCCTTCCGAGGTTTTCAGCTGCGGTCATTCCTGTCCTTGCGGTCCTGATCGCTGCATTTTCATCCATGCTCGTTACATTCTGGATCCTTTGAGCTGTTTTAGGTATGCTGTCACCGTTCAAAATGCTGTGCGTAATCTCATTATTCAGACGGTCCTTATTCCATGTGTAATCTTTTACTTTATTAACATATTTCAGAATGTCAGGATTGTCTTTTATCAATGCCTGCACTGTCCGGGCATTATAAACTTGGAATGTTCCGACAGATAATCCTGCTTCATCTGCAGCTGCAAATCCTAAAGATTGAATAAAATTATATGACTCCGCAATAATTAAAGGCAATTCGTTATTAACAAGGGCCATTGCAGCCACATCGGTGTTGACAAGGATATCCGTCATGGAAGCTATTGTTTCTTTATACAACTGGTCATCAAACAGCCTTTTTTCACACCACTCTTTGAATTCTTCCTTTGTGATTTCTCCGGCATCAAGCTTCTCGACCATTCTTGTATAATTCTTCTCATAGCTTTTTGACCATATTGCATATTCAGCCAGAACATCATTATTTGCATTTGCATAAAGAGCAGTCAGACGATCCTCTAACTGCTCCAACTGCTCATCACAATATCGTGACATGAAATCCGAATTATACTTCCTGCTCGCCTTCCTGATCGCCATTCAAATCTTCCTCATCTGGCTTGCCTGTTGTCAGCCTGTTAATATCGGTTGCCGCTTTTCGCTTCATTACTTCATCAACTTTATCCTTATCGCCTAAAGTAATAAGTATCTTCTCAGTGATATATTCATCATCCAGATATAATGCACCTTTGAGAACGTTTTCAATCGTTTCACCCTTGTTTGTATGGTAATTTCTGTCATAGGTCGGTTCGTCTTTCACTCCTGCAAGGTCAAGGAGCCTTGATATGAATTCAGAAATATGTCTTTCGTAAATATCAAGCTTCTCGTCAAGAGGATCATAAGCAGCTTCAATTTGTGTTGCCGTAGCTGTTCCGGATGCTATGTCGTATGGATTGAATGCCATAGCATCCATATAGAGTTCCTTTTCGAGCCTTGTAAGCAAAGCCTCACGGCCCTGATACGGAGCTTCTACCGTATTTGCAGCAATTTCCTGATCTCCATCAAGCTGTGTAGCGTGAAGCTTTCTGAGCTTATCCAAGGTCTGTACGAGATCCTTATCATCCATGCCCCCGCAGTTGGTTATGGTCCAGAACAAGAATGCCTCATCTACATTATTTGCATACCCAGAACTGATAAGATCGATTGCATCTATCTTGTTTCTTAAAGGAATCAGCTCGCTTTGCTTCAGGTCATTTGCATATAAAGGAACAATCGGGAATGACGGATAGTTCTGATATTCTTCTATTTCTTCTCCGTCAGCTTCGTTGATCTTAACTTTGACCTTATATCCTTGTTTGGGTGTCATTATCTGACCTTTTCCTTCTTTATAAAGGTACTCGGTATATCCGTCTAATTCGAAGAGAGTAGCACGAAGCGGCTTATCATTATCCAACTGCCAAAACCTGATTCCAACCTTAATTAGACTATCTTCTTCGTCAACGAAAGGCACAAAGTTAAGGATATAAAATATATCAACATGGTCAAGGTTGAAAAATCCATAAGCCTTGCCTTGAACCTGAGCATATCTTCCTGCGTCAATGATCTTCCTGTCGAAATCTTCTCCAAGAGCCTTGCCACCGGCTCCGTTCTTCCATTTGATACCATTTCCTAACAAAACAGCATTGGCCTGAGTAACATCACGATAGAAAAACCTCGATGCAAGCTTATGGTTAGGAGATATAGTATCTTTTACCCTTTGTCCTGTAGCCGTGTAAAGCCATTTTTCAAACTTGGTTATAGTTGTATTTCTGGCATTGAAATAATCCTCGCCTATGATGGCATTCTGATAATCATCGCTTGATTTATGCGAGTTAATGCACGAAAGAATATAATTCATTTTTTCGTCTTCGCTTTTGCCTTCTGTATTCTTAAGCCAATCTTGGTAAGTAATCATGCTCATGCTCCTTTCAGAGTTCATAAGCACAGTTTAGCACAAAAATCAAGGTATCAATAGCCAAAGCCTGAAACTCTGTCTTCTGCATTCTTTTGCGAATGAAGAAGCCTGATAGTGCAGGAAGCAGAATCCGGTGCATCGTCATGCTCTGCATTTTCGTTGTAATCCAATATCTGTTCAATGTAGTCTGGATCCGTACCTTCCACAAAAACAACATTCTTCCAATCGCCTTTCAAATGCGTAACGATCTTAATATATTTATTCGTGTCCTCGTGGTAATCAACAACACGCTCGCCTTTTTCCCGGAGTGCTTTAGCAAGATATCCCTTATCACCATTCTTTTCACACCATATCTTACCGCCAAGAACTTTATGACGCTCTAATATGATCTGATTCATGACATTATCCACAGCTTCATGCCAGAGCTTACCGTAAATATAATACTTTCCTTCGCTCTTCTTCGTTGCCGTGAATGCCGTGAAATCTTCTCCACCGTATGCAGCATCAATATGAGTAACCTGCGGATTAAGGATCTTCTCAAATGGTGCATCCGTAACCGCATCATCAAAAATAACATCTTCAGCTGCAATATGCTTCAGCTCGTAATTGGCTGCAAATAAGGAAGGTGAAAGCTCATCCTTTTTCTTCTGGATTTCTTCTTTTGTCATTATTCCTGTGGAATAGCAGTCATATTTTCTTGCCGGAGGCATCAAGGTAAAGCAATCCTCTTTGTGCCACGGTGTTCCGGTGTTTGATATCCTACCGCCACGATTAAGAAGGTTGATAAGCTCTTGATATACCAGCTTTGTTTTTTCTCGTTCAGCCTTACTCTGTCTGTCTTTTACATTGACGATATCATCCGTGAATATCCGGTCGTAGTGCTGGCCCGTCAATGAGGATCCGATACCACTTCCTACCAATTGGCTCGTACCTTTGATATCGATTGCAAGGTTGGTGGATAGTTCCATTGCGTTATCAACAGTCAATTTCAAACTGACTCCATAGATCGCTATTACAAAAACTTGTGTTATTGGGTTCAATAAGATATTTTTTACCTGCCTGATGATCTCCTTAACATCATCATCCGTTTTTCTTATAAATAATATTCTTAATTTAGGAAGTAATATCATTATTAAGGCGATTGCGATTGAAAGACAAGTCGTTTTATAAGAATTACGATGTCCCTGCAGAGTATCGTCTTCCGTTCCGTAGGCCATATCCTGAATCCAACCATTATGTAAATCGGTCAGCTTGGTAAATCCCAACATCTGACCGAATTTAACCGGGTGTTTTTTCAAAAAATTTATAGCCTGTTCCCTTGTCAAAAATCTGCCTCTGATAACCTTATTGCTTGTATTCCTGCTTTCCTTATCATCATACCTTGAAAACAGAAACACTGCTGTTTCTTAGTGTCTCCTGTGTTCATATAATAGAAGATCTCTTCCTGATCTCTATCTATCTGATTTGCTATTTCTGTAAGCGTTTTGCCTTCATATAGCAAATCAAGGGCAATATTCCCCCCCCCGTTAGCCTTGGCTAACCATATTTCAAGCTTCATTTTTCTTTGCATTGTCTTTCTCCGTTCCTAAAACCATAGCTTCAACTTCATCAATTACATCCTGATCTACTTCAGCCATGACAACCTTTTCGATTGGTTTGAAGCCTGCCGTGTCACGCATCAGCTCCCAGAACTTTGCGGATCCGTTTTTGATTTCCTTTCCGGCAACAGCAATCATCAGATCTGCCCCTGTCATAGACTTGCCGTTTTTGTCCTTCGCAACCTCGGTTTCCATCCAGATCTGGCACTTGCGTTTGAAGTCAGCTTTTTCCCTTCTGACCTGTCCTGATTTTAGACCGCCTTTCCTGCCATTCTCCCGAGCTTCTTCCGAGGTTTGAACCTTCAAATTCTTATTTGTTGGTCTTTCCTTTTTCTCCATTCAGCAACACCGCCTTTTTATGGGTAAAGTTCT